GCTTTGTCATCCGCAACATTCCGTGCAGCGACAGCCGCATCCAACGCGCTCTGGTCGCAATCGGCAACTGTTAGCGTTGTGCCAGCCAGCCAAAAAGTGTAAGGTGCTGTGTTCTCATTCCAAGTTTTCCCAGCCGCTTTAACGATAGCTGTAATGTCCATATCAAGATTAATTGTCGCTTTTGCATTTGCCATATTTTTTTCCTTTACCCAAGCAGAGCGCCGCCCCAATGGTTGTATAATTCGGTGCCAGAGTTGAACGTGACGGTCGCTCCGGTATTGTTATAAAGATAAAGACAGACTTCATCTGTTGCATCGAGGTCCATAATGATACTGCCCTCGATTGACATCTCGGTGTAAGGCAGGCCAGCGCCGCTGATGGAAGCCTTTCGGCCCAGTTCGCCAAACAATGCGTCATTTTTGTAGACATAGAGAGAGAGTCTACCGCCGTTGTTTGTTCCGACCCCGAAGAACATAACGACAGCAGTGAATATGTAGCGGCCATCAACAGGACAAGTAAAAGTGTCTGTTGCGTTGTCTGCGTTGATGTCAAAATTTTCGGTATTGAAGGCTACTTTCGTTGTCGCGCCGTGGGAAACCGTCGCACCTGAAGAAGACCGCCTAGACGAAAACGCTGGCTGCAACGGCGTGCGTACAATGCCATTTGCGTCTGTAATGATGTGCGCTGTGGTGCCATGTGCATTGCCCAAGCCAATTTCTAATGTGTCCGTGCCGTCATCAAGCCCGATGCGATAGTCTTGAGCGTTTCCATCGAACACAATCATTGTATCTTCAGCGGTGGCATCACCTACAGTTAAGGTCGGACCTTTCATCGTAAGATTGTCGCCGTCAAAAATTAAGTTTGCTTCGCCATTCAGCCCCGAGCCAGTGGCCGTTGCGACGAAGTTATTGGTGTCGTTTGCTAAAGACACACCGCCAGATGCGGCGACAAAACTCAGAACACCGCTTCCATCGGTTTTCAACACCTGACCGTCAGAACCATCAGCATTTGGTAGCGTCCAAGTTACATCGTCTGCAATCGCGTCCGGAGCTTTGAAGCCAACGTAGTTTGTGCCACCCGCCGCCAGTTCGCCAAACTTGAGAGCAGTAGTGTTACCGCTTGATGTCCCGTGCGGCGATAGCGTGACGCCACCGGCTGCAACTACCCGTGTCGTATCTTGACCATCTTCATCGTACTCAATTGTGAAATCTTGGTCGCTCCCAAGTTTGATGAACTTGTTGTCGGCGACATAGACATCGCCCCATTCAGCGCTTGTTGAGCCTAAGTCAGCCCCACCCGCAGCATCAGGGATTAGGCTTGTGCTGGCAGTCACCGTCGTAAAGGTTGGGCTGTCGCCAGTGCCAAGCCCAAGCGATGTCCGCAAGGTTGCGCCGCTTTCAGCAACCGGGTCAGTCGTGCCATCGCCGACGATCATTTCGCCATCCGCAAGTACAGCCATTGCTGTGATGGCACCTGTGCCCGAACCGAGCAGCACACCACCATCGGTCAGCGAGCTTGCACCTGTCCCACCGTCTGCCACCGGTACGTCGGTGCCACCGGCGCGGTAGATCGCATTGCCTTCGATTGTAACGTCGCCAGAGCCAGAACGCGCTAGTGTCGTATCGGTAGCGTGTCCAAGCTCGATAGTGGTACCAACAAACCCTGTAGCTGTAACTGCACCTGTGCTTGGGTTGTAGGTCAGCGTCCCATCTGACTCTAGCCCCAGATTGCCACCATCTACGTCACCGCCAGCAGTAAAGATAAGAGCATTATCCTCGTTAGTAGATTCGTTGTCAGTGATTGTAACAGTAGTAGCAACGGTAGCCGTATCAGCAGTACCTGTTAGCGCACCAATAAACCCGGTTGCAGTAACCTTGCCGGTACTTGGGTTGTACGTTAGCGTACCATCGGACTCTAGTCCTATGTTGCCGCCATCTACATCTCCACCAGCCGTAAAGATAAGCGCGTTATCTTCATTGGTAGACTCGTTGTCGGTAATCGTTACAGTAGTAGCAACTGTAGCTACATCGGCTGTACCAGTAACATTACCTGTGACATCGCCAGTCAAAGCACCAATAAAGCCGGTTGCTGTTACTTTACCCGTGCTAGGATTATACGTAAGGGTTCCATCTGACTCTAGTCCTAAATTACCGCCATCAACATCACCACCGGCTGTAAAGATAAGAGCATTGCTTTCATTCGTTGACTCGTTGTCTGTAATAGTGACAGTAGTAGCAACGGTAGCAACTGCGGAAGTTCCGCTATAACCACTTGAGGTTATTGTGCCAAGTGAAACCCCACCATCAGCAAAGGTAATTGTGCCACTATCTGCGTCAATAGTAATGCCACCACCAGCATCAAGCGTAAGTACAGCAGAAGACGAAACAGTTAGGTCACTACCGTCGCCCTCAATCTTTTCGCCATCATCACCAAAGGTTAGCCCAATGTTTGCAGGAATGTTGATATCAGCGCCAGATACAAGATTTAAATCTGTACCGTCGCCATGAATATACTCACCGCCCTCGTCATTAAAATACAGACGCTTTGTGCCATCTACAACAATGTCATCACTAAACTTAAAGTGATCCTCGTCTTCCATCCAAGTAAGCACACCATCGCTTGTCTCACCATCAAAGGTTACAACAATGTCTGCACCAGCAGAGCCATCACCAATAGTGATTGCAGCACCAAGTAGCTTGGTTACATTACCGCCTTCAGCAGTTGTGCCATCATGCGAGTGTCCTGTTGATGCTGTGAAAGCACTAACAATGTCGTTAAACTCATTGTTAAAGTCGGCGGCTTCAATAACCTCACCTGTGGCTATCTCAGTTGTACTGCGCCTTACGTAACCTGTACCCATTATCGTCTTCCTCCGGGTGTAAATTCAAACTGGTAAGAGTTTAGTGTAAAAGCTCTATTAGAACTATTGTGATTAATTTTTACAGCGACAAGAAAACCAGAGCCTTCGATTGACTGTCTAAAGATAGGGGCACCGCTTGAGCCATAAACAGCACTGGCGTATGTAGAAGAAGCACTACCATAAATAGCAATACCACCGGGAGAGGTAATATCTAAAGACTCTGGTTGTGCAACATCAAAAGAGTCCGAGTCGTATCTAATTCTTAGTTCAGCAGCAATAGTTCCTTCAACTTCATAATTAAGAATTACCCGCTGCATTAATTTTCTAATTCCAGAATCACCTAAAGATAAATCTGGTGAGCGGTAAAAAGCTACAATGTTTGTACCATCAAACGTAAATACAGAGCTACTTTCTTGCTGTCTTACATATCCGTCAAACCCACCTTCGATAACGTACTCAACACCACTAATAAAGTCAGAGTCCATTGAGGAGGGTTTAATTCCTTTAGTGTCTGCCCACTCAAAACCAACGCCGCCCTGTGGTGTCCGTTTAAGAGTGCCTAAAACTCCTCTACTAGCTTCTACTGATGAACTAACAGAAGCAGGGTAAAAAATACGATACTGACTTTTACTACGAATAACAGTAGAAGTAATGTTAGCTCTGTTAGCAACAACATCTTGGATACGTCTTTGAATAGGCTTAGACAGTGTTCCTAACTCAACGTCACCAATCTTTTCAGTACCAGCAATTGTTCTAAGTCCGTCAAGAGACAGGAAAATAAGATCGCCACCTAGCTCTTGAACAGAAAACCCATCAGCACAACCAAGTGTTCTAGTAACGGGCTGTACTTGAAAGTCTGCAACACTACTACCAGCAAGCCTGTAGATTTTATCAAGCCCAAAAATGTACAAAACATCACGAAACACCTTCAGTGCCGTAACACTGGTATCTACTCTAATTGACCCAGCACCATTAGCAGCAGTAAAATCTGTTTCTGCAAAGGGTGCACTAAATACAATTTCTTGTGGGTTAGTTGACATCCCTGCAAAAAAGATGTGGTCTCTAAACACAGCAACAGAAGCAGCATCAGCAGGAGCGCCAGTAGTGTTAATTAGCGTGTACGTGCTTCCATCGTATGTTGCAGCTTGATTGACATCATCAACCATAATAAGCTTGTTAGTATTATTAAAGTTAAATGTGTCAAACTTGTAACGACCAGCAGAAGTACGAGTGCCTATCGTAGACCAACCATCGTTTGTGCTGAACCTTACTAGGTTTCCTGCGGCTGCAACAACACCGTTGTTAAATATCTTAGTTCCAAGTATGGCGTTACTACCGTTAACCTGATTGCTATCCCACTTAGTTGTGCCACTAAGCCTACGGTACCCACCATTAATAGATGGCTCAAAGTTTTGTAGTTCTACTGCTGCACCGGGAGGTATGCTAAAGTCATCTTGGTCAAGGATAAGACCGCCACCAAGAGGTACAGTTACAGGAGAAAGTAATGATGTATCTGGCATAACTAACCCTGTGGCCTTAATAATTCTTCAATAAATACTGAAACTACTGCATCGTTAGCTGCACCAGCCTGTGCTTTGAGTATGTCACCTGACTCTAGTACAATGCTTGCATCGTTAAGTCTAAGATGACTATCTGCGGCAATACTTTGTGTGCTCAACAGAGAATACGTTGCGCTTGCGCTTGTGTCTGTCCAACTAAGTGTCATGTCCACTGCGGCAGAGCCGTCAACATTAGTAATAAAGATTTCCTTTATAATAGCAGTAAAGTTAGTAGGGCAAGTGTATACTACTGTTAGGTCTGTGCTAGACAGAGCAGCACCAACATTTTTAAAACGTCCCATTACTAAACAGCCCTGAAGTAATCTTTTTTGTTTACCAGTTCTATTCTCATTTTTTTCATGTGATCTGCAAATTCTGCCAAAGAGGCTTGGGCTGTTGCTGTGTCAGAGCGAAGGATTGCTGCGTAGTAACGGGCCTTTGCAATAACAGCGTGTTCGTACCGAGCAGGAATGTCTGAGGTATCGGAGTCACTAGATAGTGCGGTGGTTGTCTTCCAGTACTCGTAACCAATAGTATAGGTGCTTAAATCTGGTACAGGTGACAACCCAAACTTTTCATCTTGGGTTCTGTACACACAATCAGGCACTCCAAGGCGACTGATGCTGGTGCCACGATCCCGCTCTTTTACAGTTTCTTGAAACTCATCGTAGCTTAGATATTTAAGCTTGTGCGGATGAAAGTCTTCGGCCACAACAACATTGTCAATGTCTACCTGAGTATCTACCGCCTGACTAAAAGAAATATAGGTAGTGGTGCCAGTAGCACTAAAAGTAAACTCAACGTACTTAAAATCACCGATGTCATCAATGGTAACGCTGTTTGTAGATATCTGTGTGCCGTTTGCAGAGGTTCCCAAGTTTAGCGTTAAGTCTCCACCAGAAGGGTACGTAACACCAAAAGAAACTCTGTACTGTTTGTTCTTTGTGGTTGTCAGGGCTTGATAGGCAATTGCAGTGCCACTGCTACCCGCTGTTAGCCTTAGTGCGCCAGTCCTTGACGCCGGGGGCTGTGGCCCTGTGCTGTTAAAGGCTATCGCACCTGTGCCAGAAGAACCGTCTGTCCAGTTTGTTATGTTGCTGTCAAAGGTTCCATTGGTTACAAGATTTTTAGGGAAAAGCATAAAGCTATCAAAGTCTACATAGCTGTAGTCAGAAGGTAAGGAGTACTCAGCAACACTAGCGTAAGTGTCTTGTTCTTTGTCGCTGTGCAGAAACGGCCATTCTACTTCAGAATTGGCAATGTCGTTAATGGCACGATTAACACTGTTCTTTACTACGGTCTGGATACCACGGGAAGATGACAACGCAGACAGGGTAGTCTCGTTGATATCTTCAAGAACTCGATTAGTGTACTGTAGATAAGTCAGCGTTCCCATGAAAAATCTTCCTTATACTTTTCTGTATTGTCTTGTTTTTGCCGCAATCTTTGGCGGCTGTTTGGCAACTTGTTTGCCAGCTTTTTTTGCTTTTCTCTTAGCTGCTGTTGTCGCAGCGTATTCTTTTGACGATAAAGCCGCAATTGCTTTTTTAGGAAGGTATCTTTCACCTGTTGCCTTCGGACCTTGTGTCGAAGGTTTCCCAGACTTTGTACCCCACTTTTGTTTGCCCCACGACTTTAAGGACTTTTGCGGTTTTTTGAGAGCCATTATTTTTTACCACGAGAAATAAACGCTGCTGCACCAAAGTAGGCTGATACAATACCAGCCATACCAATGTAAAACAGGCTGAACAAATCAGCTAAAGCATTGATCCGGCTATCAGGAAAAAACGGCAGAAAAACAAGGGCAGTAAAAGCAAGCATTGATATCATTGCAATCCATGCCATACGACGTTGGGCATCTTGCTTTTCGTGCTTATCTAGTGCTTCTACTGCTGCCATTTCCTCATCACTAACAATTCCATCACCATCAAGGTCAAGGGGATTGTATTTACTGTCAGACTCAAGCTTCTTTTGTTCAGCCATTGTCTTACTTTTTCTTCATGCCTTTCATGGTCATGCCGCCCCTAGCTTTGACGCGCTTGCCTTTCATGGTCTTGCCGCCCATAGCCTTAACTCGCTTGCCTTTCATGGTCTTGCCGCCCATAGCCTTAACTCGCTTGCCTTTCATGGTCTTACCGCCCATAGCTTTGACGCGCTTGCCCTTCATAGCCTTAACTCTTTTCTTTTTGCCAACCATCGTGTAATCTCCTATAGGATTGTCGTTTTAAAACTGTGTCTTGGTAGTATTCTTCTTCCCAGCCTTCGTAGTAACCCTGCTTTGCAAGTTGTTCTGAGGCTTCTTCTAGTTCACTGTATGGTTGAATAAGCACCATGTAGAACTCATTTTCATAGATGTAATCGTCTTCGTTTTCTTTTAAAAACTCAACTTCTTCGCTGTCATCAAACGGATGGAACGCCATCAGGTATCTGTCGTCAGGTACAAAGATGTGATTGAGTGCATCTACATAACAGCCCAACTCGTGGGCTTCTAAATCAAAGTCATCACTTGCAACAATAATAAGTTTTTTGTGCTGTTCTTTGATTGTTCTTGCTTGCTGTATTACAATGTCAAGAAAGTCTTTTGCGTCTGCAACTTCGACTACTTTAACTTGATCTTTCAGTCTAGCTTGTTTTGCGTAGGGGCAAAGCGGCCAACCGCCCAGTGCTTTGTTATCTACTTCTACAAACTTTTCTGACCATGTGAAAATATCTTCAGTAATGGTTTTCATTAAAACCTAAACAAAAGATACAGGATAAAAAACCCATCTTGCATGTCAACATTTAATGTCAAGTTTTTGCCCATTAGTTTCGGTATCCTCCACCGGCTGCTTTATATGCTTTTGCCAACATTTGGGCTTTTCTTGCTGACCATTGCCCCGGCTTGCCACCTTTTCCACCCGCCTTGATGCGGTTAAATAAGCGTTTACGTAAGGCTGGCTTAGTGTAGTTTCCAGCCTCATTGACTTTGCTTTTTGACTTGGACTTTGGTTTCTTTGCACGGGATTTTGACGATCCAGCCATACTTATTTACTCCTATTGAGTAACACTTTATTGTGCGTTTGCTAATGTAATCACGCGGTTGCACTACGTAGACATACAAATCTCTATAAGAAGTAAGAGAATGCGTGGGTTTATAACGCGGTATAGGTAGTCTGGAGGGTTTAGCTCTAGGGATTGGAAGTTTGGGTGCTGTGTACCCTGCGTGTCTGTTAAACAGTTCTAAATCTAAAATTTTTATGTACTGTTTTATTGCTTCATTTTGATCGTGGGCTGTAGCAGTACCCATAAACAGAAAAACGCTAAGAGCGCCGCTTAACGCCCTTAACGTGTTTTTGAGATTTAGGAGGGGATTTTGTTGAGCCACCTTTACCAGACCAAAACATTTTGTTAGCCCAGTATGCAGCAGAAGTCTTGCCTTTTGCAATGTTTTTTCCATGCCTAGCCTTAAAAGATTTGCGAGCTTCAGCCGAGTAGTTATGCCCCATTTTCTGGTCACCAAAGCGAATAATCTTAATACTACCATCTTTTTCCCGAATAGCTACAATAGCTTTCTTAGTCGGGTGATCGGGAGTGCGCTTAGGTTTGTTAAGACCAGACAGCCCATACTTTTTTAGTTTGTTCTTGTCAGATTCACTAAGGGCCAATTTAAAATACCTCTGGTCTAATTGTTTAATGTTAGGGAGTGTTTCCCCCTGCGGGGCAAAACACTTATAGCATAACTTGGTATAAAAGTCAAGCGATTTTTTTTACTTTGACCACTCTCTTCTGATGTATTTTTGCAACAGTACACTTTTGATAAGCAAGTCTTTGTTGCTAGGGCTTGAGTTGTCGGTGACTAAACCCTTACTAATTTGCACCACATCATTGAGGTGTTTTAGCATGTAGGCTTGTTCTAAACTAATATTAGAAGAAAACCAGCCAATAATATTTTGTCGAGTACCCTTAGTAACTTCTTGGACCGCATGAGGGTACATAACAGGAAATACTACAATCTGTCCAGTATGTAACTTACGTGCTACTCGGCCACCATCACCATCAATAACAAACTCACCACCCTCGTAGTCGTCATTAAGAGCAATTGAAAACCCAAAGTTGTTTGCCATTCCGGTCATAGAGTTTTCAAAAGGGTCTACATGAAAGTCGTAGAAATCTCCGGGGCCGTACTTGTTAACAATTTGCATGTTAACCATAGAAGGATTATAAATATTATTAAGCGTTGTATTAGAAAGAAATACGCCTGATATATACTTTCCTAAAACTGTGTCAATAGGCGTTTCTTTATTTTCTTTAATGCTGTATAGCTTGCTTATGTTTTGCGTTTGCTTTCCGTCAGCGTAGCTAACCTCATTAAGTTCTTTTTTGCAAAATGCAATATCTTCGTCAGTTAGTAATTGAAAAATCATTTTATTTACCCCACAATTTTTTTAGATACGTTTGAACTAAAGTAGACTTAACAAACATTTCTTTGTCTGTAGTCATCAGTGAGGCGTTAACTTCGTATAGATTTTTTAAAATAAATGATTGCTCGTAAGTAACATTAGAAGAAAACCAGCCAATAATATTTTGTCGAGTACCCCTCGAAATTTTATTGACAGCATGTGGATAAATAATAGGAAATATTGCAACTTCTCCTGAAAGGAGTTTGTGAGCAATTTGTCCTACATCTGTTTGAAGTATAAACTCTCCACCTTCATAATCGCTATTTAAAGATATTGAAAACCCGTAATCAAAAAAAACATTATTAGATTTTGGTATTGCTTTAAAAGCGTCTACGTGCATATCATAGTAGTCGCCTTCTTCGTATTTATTGTAAAAATTTACTGAAACACGATTAGGGCAGTAAACAGAATCAATGTAAGCATTGTTGTACAAAGTACTGACAAGGTGTTTTTTTATATCTTCTGGAACACCCGCCGTTTGTTCATTCTGCTTCATCTTGTAGTGTTTGTTAGTGGGTTGTGTTATACCGCCACTTTGATATTTAACTTTATTTAGTCCAACACTACACTTATTAACTTCTATTTCGTCTAGTAACTTTAAAAAAAACATATGTACCCCACAAATTGAACATAGCAAAAAGGGGCAGGGTTTTTATAAGGAACCCTGCAAAACCTTTAGACAGATTAAGTGCCCGTCGAAACCGTAGCGGATTCAACCGGATTCTTAGAAATGTCAACAAGAACAGCATGAGCGCGGAAACGCCAAGCAGTCGTCTTAGACGAACCACCGTCGATCACAAGAAGATCAAGGGTGTCTGCTGCCGTAACTGCATTACTGTGAAGCGCCGTCGTGCTAAAGCCAGTGAAGCCAGTGGCATCAGAGTCGCCACCGTCAACAAGAGCATCAGCAGTCAATGCACCACTAGTAACACCAACGTCAAAAGTGATCTGTTCGTTGCCCGAAGCTTCGAGAACTTGAATAGCCCCACCAATAATCATCGTATCGGCAGGAAGATCAATCAACTGAACAATGTCACCTTGTTCTAGGTCCGTGTTATCAACCGCGTCGTAAACCGGCGAAGTAATAACATATGATTTGAGTGCGCTAGCCGGATGACCGACAGTGCCCCCAGTTGAGGAAGTACGATTGTAAGTAGCCATTTTCTATGCCCTCCTTTAACTGTCTAGATCGGTTACACCGACGAGAGCGCCAGTAAAACCAGTTCCAGAATCACGGAGAACCTTACGTCCGAAAACGTGAAGGCCACGAACAATGTCAGCAAAGCTGTTAGGATCGCGGACAACTTCAGTCTTGGCAATCGCAGAGGCAGTAGCAACTGCACTCATGTGACCGGCAAGAGCGAAAGATTCTCCACTTGTAGCAACAGGACCAAAGGTCGCTGCCGCTGCTGTCCCAAGTGAGCCAACAACCATCGCATTCGATTGGTAGAGAGTAAAGCCATGAATCTTACGATTGGTAACTTGACCATTCATAAGAGGACTCATCGACTCACCCGTAACACTTGCGTCCATCAATTTGGAATCAGCTTGACGAAGAACTTCGTAGAATTGCGGCGGGGCCACAAACCAACGATTGTCTTCAGGAACATCCTGTTCGTCAAGAAGACGAGCAAACTTAGCAATGTAGTTAGCAAGCTCGTCACCAGTGTTGCCCGAAACAGCAGAACCAGCAGTACCAAGGCCACTACCAGCGGTAGCGTTGTCAGCAATAGCCTTTAGAACATTGTAGTCATACTGCTTTTTAAGGGCATACGCGCCAGAAGAAGTGGCAAGAGCCTCAAAGTTTACGTGGCTCTGACGCTCTTCAATGTCGTCAACCTTAAAAGCGAAGTAGTTGCCCTGATCGACTGTGAGAGTAGTCTCAGCATCCGTCAGGTCTTGGGGGTTAACTGTAGCACCGCGAGTGTACGCAGAAACCGTAATCGTCGGTTCCTTAATAATCTTCACAGTGTCGCCAAAATTCTCAATTTCTCCCGCGTAGTCGGTGTTAGTGATTGCTTCTGCAACCGATGCACGACGGAAGTATTTAAGAACCTTTTGGCTGTAGATAGCCGGGACGAAATTACCGTTAGGTAGGTTTTCGTAACCAGCCGAAACTGAGTAAGCCATAATAGTCTCCGTTAAAGTTTTTGGTTAAGGTCTAATTCTTCCTTCTCGATTAGCCCGTTCCAATTCTTTTTCTAATTTAGCGAATTGTTCTGGGCGCATTCGAGAGATTTCATCAGAAGTCCAAATCTTTTTGTCTCCCTGTGGGTCTGCAATTTCACGGGTAGTACTAGAAGTCCGTACTTGCTTTGCCGCAGAGTTAGTGTTTGACCGTTTAGATTTGGTTTTTGAAATACCCTTGTCCGCTTTATAAAGGTCTAAGGTACGAGCGGCCCATTTAACGTCTGTTGCGTTTTGTGTCACGCCGTTTGAAATGCTTTCAGGCTGTTCTTCTAACCAATCAATAAAGTCCTGATTGTCTTTAAGTTCAACAAAATCAGGGTGAGCAGCTAAAAGTTCTTTCTGTGCATTGCTACGTTCCAGATCACGCTCACGATCACGGAGGATTTCAAGATGTTCCTCAATGTCGCTTACACGAGAATCTGCTTGCATGTGTGCAACAGTCTCCACAATTCCAAAGATGTCAGGGTATTCCTCTTTAAACTTTGCAAGGTCTTCCTGACTTTTTGGCAACTTGATGTTTTCTTTCTTTGCCTGCTTACTAGAAACAAGCAAGTCTTCTTTTTCTTGTCGCCAATCCGATAACTTCTGATCGTAGTGTTTCTTGAGATCATCGTATCGTTTTTTAAAATTGTGGTTATCGTTATCGGTCTTGCCTACTTTTGCCTTACCTTCCGGGGTGGCCGATGCCTCGGTGTCCGTAGGTTCGTCAGGTTCGTCAAGACGAGTCCGATAGTTATTTTGGTATGGGGTAGGTTCGTTTAGTTCCTCGTTTGAGTTAGGGGTATCAATCATAGTCACCTCCATGCGGGGCCATATCTCTATGGGTAGCCACGGTTGGTCTTAAAATGACAGGGCCAGAACATATGTTCTAGGTGGCTGTCGGAATTAAATGTTTCGTTGGGTAGCT